CCGAGCGGAGCCTCGACCAGACTCAGGATGCGAACCGCCTTGGCGACCACAGCCTGAGTCAGTCGAGCTTCGTCTTCGATTGGAGTCGGAACCGGAACTTCTCCCGACGCCTCTGCCTCTGAGAGCCAAGACACCAAGACCTTCGTTCCCTTGGTCGGCACCGGCGGAGCGCCATCGAAGGTGAGGGTCTCGTAGTCAGGCTCAGAGTCACGGCTGATGACGTGCCATGCGTAGACGTTCCCCGCAGGGTCTCGGGCCAGCATGACGAAGGGAGGCGGCGGAGTGATACCGAACTCGGTGGAGCGGTCATAGCCCGCGTCATCGAGTCGGTGGATCCAGACAGTGTCCAGATCATCAGATCGGATGGCACCCGCCGAAGGTGGGACCACGTTCTGAGTCTGAAACTGCCAGACCGCCTCCAAAAGCACCATCAGGCAGCGCCACTCCGCAGGATCCCTGCCGGGTAGAGAGGCAGATGGATGGTGGCCCCGAGCACACCGATGTCCCGCCCCATCAGGGCGACGTTGGTGGCTGTCACCGTGTCCGGTGCCTTCTCCGACTTGCGGAGGCTCTTCTGGTTGAACTGCAACGACGTTGCGTCCAAGAGCGGGACGTGGAAGAAGGTCACGCCGAAGAGCGAGACCGACTCCGCATTGAAATCGGGAGCGGACGGCCCAGGAAGGCTCGCCGGGACTGCCGGATTCAACATCGCCATCAGCGATCCCCAAGAGGCCGAGTTGAGAGCAACCCGATCACCGGCTTGCCCGGTGGCAGTGCGGATCGCGGTGTTGCCCGCCAGTACCGAGCCGACGAAGGCACCCCAGTTGGTGAAAACGATGGGCGTTCCGGCAGCGGTGGCGGCGGCTTCTGCGTCGTCCACGAACGCCTGCTCGGTCGCTATCGAATACTGATCCAGAAGTGACGAAGTCACGACCTCGACCACGCTCGGGTCTGATTGTGAAATCAGTTCCAGAGCGACATCGACTCCACCGGCGAACCACTTCATCGTGTAGTTCCCCGACTCCACGATGACCTCGCGGCTCGGAATCTCACTCTTCTCAGCGCCACGCGGCCCGACCAGAGCGTGCTGCGTGATCCTCGGGAAAGCGATCCCGTATCCACTCGCCGGGAAACCGACCGATCCTGCTGCACTGAACAGCGGTCGCCGTGAGTCGAGATACCCGAGAAGCCCGGAGACCCAAGCGTCCCGAATCAGACCCGACGCATTGCCGGGAGCAGTCCCGACCACGTCAGCGAGAGCGCGGTTCTCGGCGGGCTTCTCAGCGACCAGCCGCATCAACTCCGCGAGTGCAGCGTTGAGCGTCATCGGTGGCTCTACTGCGGGAGCAGTCGTCACGATGTTGGCGATCTGATTGCGGACCTCACGGAACGACTCGTCGCTCTCGGTGCGGAGGGTCTGAACCTCCCCGAGAAGCTGATCGCTCAGTTGGCCCATGTCGATCATCTGACCTCTGGGAGCATCCGGCTCTTCGACAGCCGTTGTCTCTTCTTCCATCTCTTCCTCCTGTCGAACAGCCAAAACCCCTGCGGTCGGGTAGGCGGGGTACGTGACCAGGCTCACTTCTGCGAGTCGGGCCTTGATGTGCTCGCGGACTCGACCGGACTTGCGGGTCTGTCCCGGCTCAAAGCCGATGCTGAGTCCACGGATGACTCCATCGCGAATCAGCGAGAGAGACTCCCGAGCGCGAGTGGTGTCGGCCAGCCGGAAGCGCGCATAAGCGCCGTCGGCCGCCTCGGTGAGCGCAACCATGCGCCCAATGGGTTCGTTGGTGGCGTGCTGCCAGAGCAACACAATCGAGTCTGGGTCTGTGTCTGCGAATACCCCTCTGGCGAAGCTCTCTTGGCTGCCGCCCAGAGTGACGGTCTCCCCGTAGGGAACGATCCGCCCCTCGACAGTCCTCCCGTCAGAGGTTTCATCTCCCTCCGTAGGTACCGCACGGATATCAAGGGGCAGATCAAATTGCAGGCGTTCCAACTGGAACCTCCTTTTCAGTCACTTGAAAATCGAAGCCGCACTCTTCGGCTGCGGCTTGGGGATCGGCACCGGACGTGACCAGCAATTGCAAGGTGCGTGCTCTGGTCTCCAAGCTCTCTTCGTAGAGCGGCGTGGTGTCGAATTTCAAAAGTGGCTGACCGGGGAGCGAGACCCAGGCTTGCTCAACGATGGTGATGTACGGCTTCAGGCACCACTGGACGAAGTCAGCGGAGACCTCTGCCAGATTCCGGTAGGTGATCGAAGAGTCGCCGCCCTGGATGGCGACTTCCAGCATGTCGCCGGGAATGTGAAACGCCCGAGCGACCTCCTGTGCTGTGCTGGATCGAGTGTCGAGCCAACCGATGTCAGCCGGTGAGAGTTCAACGGGGTCGTACTTGACGCCGCCGCCGAGCACCGCAGTTGACCGGGATCCAGCGCGAGCATCGGACCATCTCTTCTGCAAGGCATCGGCTTCGGGATCGCTGAGAGCGGTGGGAGCCGTCAAAATTCCAGAAGGGACTCCAGAATTTGAGAATAAGGACGACCCCCACTGCTCACTCGCTGCCGCCCCTTCCCACGTCAGGCGAGCCGCTTCGATGGGCGACAAGCCACGAAGCTCACCGGCTCTCGGGTGGAAGCGGAGATGCCGGATGCGGGACGACGGAATCTCTTTTGAGAGCCATGTGTACCGACGGAGCTTGCGCCGGAAGGTGTCGTCCCACTCAACGTCAATCTCTTCGGGGTCGAGCACTTGCATCGAGTCGATGCCCCGGTCGGTGGGAGTCAGCAACCAGAAGGCATCACCGGATGCGGCGAGACTGTGAATCGTCTCAAAGAAGAATTCATATCGGCTTGTAAATGGGTCGGGTTTGCGTGAAAGCGGCGTCTCTTCGATGGTGTCCAGTTGGCCTACCGAAGCCGATATCAAATCAAGTGCGCTGTAAATGGCAGGGACGGCGAGAGGGTTGATGTAGCCGTGATTGGTGTGCCAGATGACCGAATCAAGTTGCCATTCCAGCGGATAAGCGGAGGGGTCGTAATCGACGTGTCGGGTTTCTAGTGGGGTTAAATCTTCACCACGAAGCCACGACATCAAGGACATGAGTGCGGAGACTAGTCATCAACTTTGAGCGGATGCTCAAAATCAGTGGATTGAGTATGTCGGCCTGGGTCGGGAGGCCAGGAACACCGCTCTCGCGGTCGCCGTCACCGCCGGGATCGGCTCGGTTCCCCTGGTGATCCACCAGCGGCCTTCGGTGCTCTCTCGCCGTCCGGCGAAGCCGAGTTGGGTCGCCAAGACCTCACGGCCTGGATGCCGGAGCCGGTCGGTCTGAAGCAGTTCCAGCAAGGTCTGGCAGGCCGACACCCACTGCCGTCCGGTGACTGCCTCCATCGGCTTGCCCTTGGAGCGCAGCATCTCCGCCAGGGATTCCGTCGTCCAGGGGTCGTAGCCGACGACGATGGGATTGAGTTCGTCAATGACAGCCTCGACGCCGTCGGCCAGACCCGACAGATCACCGCTCCGGTAGAAGACCAAGTCCGTTCCGATCCTCCCGTCCGGCTCATGCCACGCCGCAGCGATGGCGGCTGCGCCTCTGTCTGGATCCACGTCGATGCTGATGGCGGGACGGGGAGCGCCGGTCATCGTCGTGCTCTGAGCACGATCCCAGAGAGCTTCCGAGATGGCACGGGATCCCGAGATGGCGACCCACCGACAGAGCTGCTCCGTTTCAAAATCGGACTCCGGCATGGTGTCGAAGAGATGCTGGATCCGGTCCATGTCGATCAGAGTTCCCATCGCTGGATTGGCCTGCGCCCACGCTTCCGGGTCGTCGGGCGCCAGCGCTGGATCGGCTGACCACTCCATCCAGGCCAGCTTCGGATCGCCGTTCATCCCACGTTCTCGGAGGCCGTTGAGCACGACCGAGTCCGGGTCTCCGGCGTTGCTCGCCCACCACACTTGCGGGTTCCTCGATGTGTTCAGCGTCGGCATCACCGCCGAGACGAACTCAAAGGATCGGTACTCCCTGATTTCGTCCAGCACGACCAGATCGGCGTGCAGACCTCGGGGAGCGTTCTGTCTGGGAGCCACGATCTTGTAGCTGCCGCCGTTCCTCAAGCGGATCGACTCCTGCCCGTTGGCCCTCCGAACCTTGCCCGCCAGTTCGTCGGGGAAGTGGGTCTCGATGGCCTCAGCGATTTCCAAAAACGACTCTCTGGGAAGGTCTCGGTTCTGAGCGCTGTGCAAGACCTTCTCGCCCCACCGGATCATGCCGGTGAGGATGCGTGGGTGGAGCACGCCTCCGGTCTTCCCATTCTGACGGCTGACGGCACAGGCAACATCTGGGAAAGCCCACTTCTCACCTTCGGCCTCAAGACCGACATCGAGTGCGTAGCTCTGCCAAGGCAGAAGCGGGAACTCGATTTCGGACATGAGTTCCTGCACTTCATCGCCCTTGGTGAGACGGTCGGAGCGTTGGGTGCCGATCCTGGGTCGGACGTTTCCAAAACCCGACGACTTCTCGTCACGTTCCGGGTGGCCGCCCATCCCGATCCCGGTCATTTGGAAACGCTCCG